CTTTAACAATGGAGTACCTGCACCAGAAGAAAGAGAGACAATTGAAGATTTAATACAAAGAAAATTCACAGGAACAGATAACGCAGGTAGATTTATGGTATCATTTAACGATGATGTTGCAAGTAAACCAACATTAGATGTAATACAAATAGATAATCTACATGAGAAATACGAATATGTTGCAGATTACATACAAGATAGAATATTAGTTGCACATAGAGTAACTAGTCCATTACTATTCGGTATTAGAACAAAGAACAATGGTTTCAGTTCTCAAAGTGAAGAAATGAAGACTGCATTTTCTATTATGCAAACAATGACTATCTCTCCATTCCAAAATCTTATCTTAAATAGTTTAGATTATGTTATGGCATGTTCAGGATACACAGAAACAGAATTATACTTTGAACAATTAACTCCATTAGTAATTCTTGCACAAACTGCAGAAGAAACTGATAAAACAGTTGCACAAGTTGAAGATGAAACTAATAAATCAATGGAAAATCCTGCAACAACTGATGACGGACAAGATGCAGTAGTAAATGAACCATTACCAACTGAGAAGTTTTCAATGATGGAAGTAAATAACTCACAATACGAAATATATAAATAAAAAATATGTCATACGCTTTATTCATAAATAGAAACGATATTATAAAGAACACACCATTGCAAGGAGCAATTGATGCTGATGCTTTATTACCATTTTTAAGAACTGCACAAGATAAATACTTAAAGAACTTATTAGGAACTGTTCTATTTGATTATTTACAGGCAGAAATTACTGCTGGAACAGTTAGTAGTTTATCCTCTTATTATCAAGACCTTTTAGACGACCATATTAAACCAACTTTGATTTGGTATGCATGTGTTGAGTATATACCATTCAGTTCAATTCAATTTAAGTCTAATGGTAGTGTTAAACAACAAAGTGAACAAGGAACTGCACCATCCAAATTGGAAATAGACTACTTATTAAGTAAGGCATTGAATAACGCTGACTATTATGCATTAAGATTGCAGAACTATTGTATAGCTTTTTCAAACAATATTCCACAATACTTACAATCAGTAGGAAATCAAACACAAATATATCCAGACCAAAGTAATCAATATTTTGGTGGAATACAATTATAATTAAAAACTATGGCAGCAATTGTTCACGACTCAGGTATAAATTACTCATTATATTATAATGTTTTGAATTATTTCAAGACCATTATGACTAATCACCCATCTATCGCGATGGTATCACAAGGTGAATTGAGTGATTTTGACTACGATGAGTTTCCAAATTATCCTGTTGGTAATGTTTTAATAACAGGTGCAAACTATGGTACATCTACAACAGATTATAACATACAACTAATAGTTGCAGATAAAGTTAAAAACAAAAATAACGAAAGTGACCCAAGAAACAATGAAATAACTATTCCTTTCTATAAAAGAGATGATTTAGTTGATATTCATGCAAACACTTTTTCAATATTAAACGATTTGACATCGTATACACAAAGAAGTGTTGATGGGTTTGAGATAAATACAGAAATAGTATGTGAACCATTTGCAGACCGGTTTAATAATGGTCTCGCGGGGTGGGCTTCTACATTTGTATTAACTACTCACAATGACAAAAATCGTTGTCTTTTTTTTTTAGTTGACCCTAACTTCTTAGGTTATAGAATAACTGATTGTATTACTGATGTAAATTATAATGCAATCATAGCCGTTGGTGAGGGTCAATACATAGGAGGAGCATTTGCAACTTTAATAAATCCATCATTACCTGCAAACTATGGTAATTTGAAATGTTTTAGTGTAGGTGAGGGATTAGAACAAGCAAATTGGAACTTTGTAAATATACCAATGGAGAACTGGCCACAATCTAATCTAATTGATTGTGACATTTGTGAATTATGGATTGAACCAAAGGTATGGAATACAACTCCAGCAACATGGACAGGTGCATATGGTGATTTTAGAACATGGATAACAGATTAAAAATAAAATAATAATATGGGAAATTTAAGTAGTCAATATATCTCACAATCGTTTCAATCACTATTACATTTAGGTAGTGATACTACTGCATCTGCAACATTAGCAGAAATACAAGATGCATTGGGTAATGGTGTTGGAATATTTGTAAGTACAGCAGGTAATTTAAGAGTAACTAATTCAATATCTGCATCTGCAATTAGTGCATCAACATTATTTGGAATTGGTGATACTGTTAGTTATTCAGCATCGGTATCTGACCAATTAAAAGCATTAGAGAATATTACATCATCTTTAATCAATGTGACTGGAAGTTATGCAACAACCGGTAGTAATAACTTTGTTGGAAATCAATATGTAGCAGGTGACATTACCTTAACAGGAACTTTATCTGCATATGCAATCAAAACAATATTTGAAACAAGTAGTGTAATTTACAGTAGTGGTTCAAATCAATTTGGAGACGCATCTAACGACACACAAACTTTAATAGGTAGAACTAACATTTCAGGGAGTTTGTCCGTTACAGGGTCTTCTATTGCATTTAAGGGGGAAGTATCAGCATCTTACATATCTACATCAGTATTACAAGGATTAGGAATAGTAAGTGATTTTAGTTCTAGTGTTGCATCTCAATTTTGGACTCTTACTGATTATGATGCTAATAATACAATAAAGTGGGATACATTACAACCTATAACTGCAAGTCAAGCAATATCAATAGATAATTTACAAATATTTACTGCGAGTGCAGGAATATCACTTACTAACTTAAATTCATTTACTGCATCTATTGCAGGGACAAATGCATTTACTACAAGTGTTAATAGTAAATTTGCAACATTAGCAACTTATACTGGAAGTAATGATACAAAGTGGAGTAATCTTGCAACAACAACTGCATCTTTTAGTTCTTCAATAGGACAATTAAATGCATTTACTTCATCTCAAAATACAAAGAATGTAACTCTTGCACAATTTACAGGTAGTGTAATGACTACGACTGCATCGTTAAATTCTTATACTGCATCTAACGATACTAAATGGAATACATTACAAAATGTAACATCATCATTGATTGCATTTACATCTTCGGTTGCTTTGTTAAATTCAAATAATACATATAGTGGCTCTCAAACAATAAGTGGCTCTGTTTATGGAAATGTAGTATCAGCAAGTATTTCAGCTTTAACTTGTAATTTAGACTTTTCAAAAGGAAACTTTTTTACACTTAATTTAGCTGCAAGTGTTAATACTAATATAACTGCAACAAATGTAAGACCTGGTCAAACAATAAATTTACTAGTAACACAAAATGCAACACCAGGAACTATATCTTTTTCAAACACATTTAACTTTGCAGCACAATCAGCATATTCAGCATCATTAACTGCAAATGCAGTTGATTTATTATCATTTGTTTCGTTCAATACGACAGATGTATATTGTGCATCACTTAAAAACTTACAATAATATGAGATTTGCAGCTACAGCAACAATAAATGATACAAACTTAAAAGTTTATGACTTTTTAGTAGTTGGTGGTGGAGGCGGAGGCGGTGCTGCTCCTTTTAATAAAAATATAGGTGGTGCTGCAGGTGGAGGTGCGGGTGGATTTATGGCTAATTCATTTACTACATCAAATTTAACAGGGTCATATTTTAGTATTGTTGTTGGAGATGGTGGAAATAGATATGCAGAAAATTCTGCTGGAACTATTATTTCAAATGCATCAAATGGACAATCTTCTTCATTATATGTTAGTGGAGCATTTGGTAATTTTAATATAATATGTGAAGGTGGTGGAAAAGGTGGATATTATGCAACAACCGGTTCAAATGGGGGTTCAGGTGGTGGTGGAGGTTATACACCTGGTTCTAACACAGGTGAAGGAACTGGTAGTTTATATGGTAACAACGGAGGCGGAGGAAATGTAAATGGGCCAGGCGGTGGTGGAGGTGCATTATATCCTGGTGGAGGTGCTGGAAATTATGGAGGACTTAATAGAGCAGGTGAAGGTGGTTCTGGTAAAAATTGGGTTGATGGTAACTTCTATGCTGGTGGTGGTGGTGGCGGGAATGTTAACAACGGATATAGAGGTGGAGTAGCCATTCAAGGTGGTGGAGGCGCGGGTGCATTGTTTTCTGGAAATGATGGAAGTAGTGGAGTGGATTATACAGGAGGTGGTGGAGGAGCATTGGGCCAATATCCATTATCGGGATTTTCATATTTTTCAGGTTATGGTGGTAAAGGTGTTGTTAAATTAAGATATGAAGCAACATCTAGTTTATTTAATGTAGGAACAATTCAAATATCAGGTAGTTTTGTATATCATACATTTACATCATCTGTTAATTTTACAGTATAATGCCTACATTAAACGACATAGCAAAAAAGATTACCTCACTTGCTCAATTAAATTTGACAAGTGGATATACTCGTGCATATAAAACGGGAAATCTTTATGATAGGGTTGGTTCATATAATACACCATCAAGAGTATTAGGTAAAACTAAATTAGGAAAGAAAAGATTATCTAAAACTAAAAAACTGGATACACTAGAATTTGATTTAACTTATAATCCACCAGGTGCAGAATACGGACAATATGTTGAAGAAGGTACAAGATATATGGATGCAAGACCATTTGCTGAAGAAGCAATCAACTCACCACAAATTGAAACAATGATTGACGAATATATGGGAGTATATATTGAGGAAAATATTATTTCAGGTATTATGGATGAGTTAGATACAATGGAGTCAGAGTATTAGTATCACATACTTTTTTTAATTTAGTGGTTTTTATATAAAGGAAAATTAAATGTCATTATCATTTTTACAAACACCGGCAACGGCTTCATTAGCACAATCACCGATTATATTTTCGGTAGCTGAGTCAACACCTGTTTACACATCATCTTCATTTCAATATGTAGGTGAATTATTTTATTGGACAGGTAGTTTAACCAGTTCATCGTCTGTTGCAGATTACACAATTACGAAATTTCCAAATACAGCAAATGTAGGTATTTTTGATTTGAATAGAATTATCAATTCAACTTTAACACCTCTTGCAATTGCTAATACATCATCTGTTGAATATTATGCAGTTGATTTTTATTATCAATATTTAAGTGGTAGTACCTATGTAACTAGTTCTCATCTTCGTTCATCAACTTATAAAGCATTAGATGGATATGGTTTATTTCCAGAAGCAATAGGACAACCTTTATTTACATCATCGGTTTATTGGCCTTTGATGACTGACGGGCCTGTAACTCAAAGTTGTTTTGACACAAATACTGGAATATCTGGAATTTATACAGGTGATATTGGAACTACACAACCAACTAAAATAGTTTATACATCTAATTTAGGAACTGCAAACTATAATGTTTCATCATCAACCGCAACATCAGGACAAATATATTCTTATCCAATAGGGCCATTACAAGGTGGTTTCCCTCTTTCAACAATAGGAATGGAATACTTTACAGTTCAAGCATTCAATGCTTCAACTGCATTAGGTAGTTCTATTCGTTATGAATTAACTTGTCAACAAAAGTATCCTAATGTAAGAGTAAAATGGAAAAATAGATTTGGCCAATTTGATTATATAAACTTTAATATGGTTTCTAAACAATCATTTGAAACTGAAAGAAGAACTTATCAACCACAATTAGGTACATGGGAAAGTTCAACATTATCATATCAAAATTATGATACTGCAAATCAAGCATATATAGTAGACTCTAAACAAGCAATATCAGTCAATACAAACTGGTTGCCTGAAAGTTATAACGATATTCTAAAACAATTATTAGTATCTGATGAAATATATTGGGTATATGATGAGACAAATAACAAAGTAAGACCTTTAACTATTGTAACACAAAATATAGTATTTAAGACAGGTGTTGTGGATAAGTTAATTCAATATCAATTTGATTTCCAATTCGGACAACCTTATAAATTGATTATGTAATATGGGAATTATTTCTACTCAAGCATTTACTTTTAGATTAGTTGCTAATGGAACTCAATTGGATATATTTGAAGATGAGGATATTAAACTATCTAATAATGTAACGGGTCTATTTGATATCGGCCAATTACCTTCTGACTTTACAAGACAAATAACTTTACCAGGTACAAAAGTAAATAATGCTTTCTTTGAGCATGTTTATGACATTAGTATTGACTCACCTTTTCTTTTTAATACAAACATTAAAGTTCCTGCATATTTTGACTTTGACTCCATATACCTTTCAAACGGATATATTCAGTTAAACAAAGTAAATGTAATTGAAAATAAATTTGTTGACTCTTATGAGGTAACAATGTTTGGAACTTTATCTAGTTTTGGTAGAGATATCAATAGAAACTTTTTAACTGATTTAAGTTCTTTAGCAGAATACAATCATACCTCCTCTTACGATAATATTACAGCAAGTTGGAGTGGCAATTTATTTAATGGAGATATAGTTTATCCACTTGCAGACTATGGTAGTGGATATCAATTTACACAAGGTTCAGATAATTTATTTGGTATGGATGACCAAGATGGTGCATTATGTGTTCAAAACTTCAAACCTGCAATTAGAATAAAACCTGTATTAGATGCAATCTTCACAGAGGCAGGATATACATACTCATCATCATTTATGGCACAACCTATGATAGACGACATTTATATGGTTTGTAATAATTCATTAAAATATCCTGAATATAGTGATATTGATTTGGAAACATATGGTAAAATAAAAATAGGTGCAATATCAGGTAGTGGTATGACAAACATAACTTTAGCATCTGGTAGTTGGACAACTTTACCTTGGTTTAATGAATTATCTGACCCACAAAACTTTTATACAAATGGTGCATATAGAGTTGAGCAAACGACTAACTTAAAAGGTGCACTAAATATAAACATAAATGTAAGTTGCTCGGTAAATAATATGCCTGGTACACTTTCTGCAAATGGAACATGGCAAATAAGAATGTTAGAAACAGGTAGTTCAACACCTTATTCTACACAAGCAGTATCATCATATATACGCTTCTTTGACCAATTACAACAAAGTAGGGGTGCAACTGGTATCAATACAACATATGAGTTAGCAAGTGAGTTTAAGTTTAATAGTATACCAGCAGGTAATTATTATTTTCAATTAAGACAATCTCCAAATAATCCTCCACCAACTGTTCAACCATTGGTGACATTAGACCCACAATCAACAACTAAATCTTTTTTAGAAATTAGAGAAGTTAAACAGGCTGCTGATGGTAGAGTTATGGACATACCTTCTAATATGCCATTTGGTACAGTTGGAATTAAACAAATAGATTTTATATTAGGTTTACAAAAGAAATTCAATTTAGTAATTTATCCAAATAGAACAAAGTTAAATCAGTTTATAATTGAAACATTTAATGATTGGTATAAAAGAGGAGAGATAAAAGATTTTAATAAATACATTAACTTAGATAAAAACATAGAAGTAATACCTGCAAACAATTTAGCAGTTAATAAATTAAACTTTGGAGATACATTAGATACAGATTATATTTCACAACAATTTAGTAAAGCAGCAAATAGAGAATATGGTAAATCTTATTATGTAGATACAACTAATTTTTATTCACAAGGTGAGTATAATGTAAAAACTACATTTGCATCTGACCCTTTGATTAGAATTGCAGGAACTGGTTTATCGGGTAGTGTTTCTAATATAAACCCAACACCTACTGCATTCTTAGCAGGTAATGTGAAATTAACTTCAAATTCTAATCCAATTTATGTATGTAGCTCACCGATTTCAACTAATGTATATACACTAGATGGTGCATTCACACCAGGTCAGATTTTATTCTATGACCAATATGCAACATCACCTGTAACTGGATTTAGGTGGTTTAGTAAAGGGCCTGGAATTTCAACAACTGCAGTTAATACTACAACCGGAATAATAGGAAGTGATACCTTTTACTCCTGCTAAAATAAAATATTATGAGTCAAATAATTCCAATATACATACCAACATTTATTAGTGACCAAAACTATAATCCAAGTAGAGTTTTACCACATTTGTATTTCTATAATGGATTGATAGATTGTGAAACTTACTGGATTGAAAGTGGGTCTGCTCTTTTTGGTGGTGTAACTTATCAACAAAATGCATTTCCATACTTTGACAATTATAATGTAGTAACAGGTAGTTTTCCAACAACAGATAGTGAGTCATTACTTTTTAATAATGAGAATGCATCATATGGAGAAATACCAACAGGTAGTCTTTATACACAATATTGGCAAACTTATATTTCACTTCTTTATAATCCTAAAACAAGATTATTAACTGCTGAAGCAATTATACCTCTTGCTGATTATTTTAAGATGGAACTTAACAATGTTGTAAACTTTAAGGGTAATTATTATCATTTAAGAGCAATAAACGATTACTCATTAAAAACAGGAGAGTGCACATTACAATTATTAGGGCCTATTATTAGGGATACTATAAGTGATTTACAACCAATACCACCTGCACCAACAGGTAGTACTGCACCTGCAACTGCATCTATTAAGTTGGCAGAATATAACGCAAGTCCAACTGCATTTTTAGATGCTAACTTAATTGTATCTGGAACCGCTTATTATTTTAGTGGTGACTTTACACAAAGTATTTCAGGTGGAGCAACCGCTAATGTAACATTAGAAGCTAAAGATGGTGGTTCAACTGTATGGGGCCCGTATACAACTTCATCTGCAACATTAACGATTTTTGATAATGGAAGTTTAATTCAAAGTGCTTCACTTTTAGTATTTTCAGGAAGTGGAGATAATGATGTTACATTCCCTATAACTTTTACTGCAGGACATAATTTTACAATTACAGGTAGCACTGCACCTGTTACAGGGTCTACACCACCAGCAACAGGTAGTGCAGATTTAGATTGGTCTTATAGTGAAACAGGTGGAGCAAATGGAACTATGGATTTATATATAAATGGTTTTGCTGTTGAAAGCAGAAGTAGTACAGCAAGTGGAACATATTTGGTTTATCCAGGTGATACAATTTATGTAGACTTACAAATAGTGACTGCATGTGGTTCACCTGATACATACGCAAATGTTTATACAACTGGTAATATTCTTAATGATGCAGATTGTGCTAATAATGCAGGTGTATCATTAACCACAGCAACATATACAGTAGTAAGCGGTGATATAGGTAGCACATTGACTTTGGATACATTTGCATCATGTGATGGTGGATGTTTATAATCACTAATTTATAATAAAAAGATTGTTTTTAAGATATGATAAAAGGTATAATAGAATTATTGAATACAGGTGACCATTATGGTACATCTGAAAGGATTGATATAGCAAAAGGTAAATATCAAATACCTACAACATGGAAAGACTTATGGAAATATATTAAAAGAACATTATGGCAGAGAAGAAAGTCAAAGTAAAGATTGATGTAGAAACTAATGCAGAAGGTTCAATTGCTCAATTAAAAGAATTGAAAAGACAATTGAAAGAAGTTGCTGCAGGGTCTGATGATTTCAAAAGAATATCAAAAGAAATCAAAAATGTTGAAGATGCATTAGAGGAAGCTAAAACAGGTGCAAAATCATTTGTAGACCAATTAGAAGAAGCTCCTGGTCCAATTGGTGCAATTGCAACTGGTTTTAGAAAGTTAGAAATAGCTACTAAATCATTTGGTGCTGCATTCAAAGCAGTAGGTATTGGTTTAATCGTATCATTAGTAGCAGGATTAGCAGCGGCTTTATCAAAGTCTGAAGACACAATGAAAAAGTTTGAGCCTATTCTTATTATGTTTGAACAGGCTTTGAATGGTATATTAGGTGCATTACAACCACTTATAGATGGATTTATAGAATTAGCAATGGATGTAATGCCTTATGTAACAAAAGCATTTAAGGTAGTTTATTCAGCAGTAACAGCAGTATTCCAATCAATAGGTAAGTTAGGTTCGTCAATTGTAAAATTATTCAAAGGAGATTTCAAAGGTGCATGGGAGGATGCTAAATCATCTGTAACAGGATTTAGTGATAACTACGAAGCAGCAGTTGAAAGATTTGAGAAAGGTCAAAAGAAAATGACTAAAACTCAAAAAGAAAACTTAGATAAACAAGCAAAAGATAGAGATGATGCTAAAAAGAAAAGAGAAGAGGAATTAAAAGAATTGGAGGCAGGCCAAGAGGAAGCAATGAAAACTCTTATGGCTGAACAAGAAAAAGAGATATACGAAACTCAAAAGAAGTATGCAAATCTTATTTATCTTGCAACAAAGTATGGTGAGGATACAAAATCACTAAAAGATGCACAGGCAAAAGAATTAGCTGCAATTGATAAAAAGTATGCAGATGAGGAGTTAAAGAAAAAAGAAGAGAAGGATAAAAAAGATAAGGAAATTGCAGATAAAAAGGCAGAGGACGAAAGAGGAATAAAGGCTACTGGATTACAGGCAGCATTTGAAGATTTGGATAGAAAGAATAAGCAAGCTGATGCTGATTTTGCACAAGACTTAGAAAGGATAAAAGCACAAAGAGATATACTTGCTGAACAAGAAAAGAATGATTTATCAAATACTAATCTTACAGAGTTCCAAAGAACTGAAATTAGAAAGAAGTATGCAGACCAAAGAATTGCATTAACGGATTTAGAGATTGCAACTGAAAGAGCTGCAACACAGGCCAAAGCAGAAATCAATATGGCTTACTTAGGATTGTTTGAACAATTTGGTAATCTATTAGGACAAATTGCAGGTAAGAATAAAGCATTAGCAATTGCAGGTATTGTAATATCACAAGCTGCAGCTATTGGACAAATCGTTGCAAGCACAGGTATTGCAAATGCAAAAGCAGTATCAGCATCTCCATTGACATTTGGAGCACCTTGGGTACTAATCAATACTATATCAGCAGGTTTAAGTATTGCATCAACAATTGCATCTGCAGTTAAATCTATACAACAAATTAACTCTGCAGCATCACAAGCCGGTGTAACCGGTGGTGGAGGTGGAGGGTCAGTTGGTTCTGCACCTACAATACCTACACCAAAAGTTGGAGGAACTACTGCACCTGAAATACAAACAGGTCAAGGTATAAATCCATCAACACAAATTGCACAATCAATCAATAGAGCACAAGCACCATTGAAAGCATATGTAGTTAGTGGTGAAGTTTCATCACAAATGGCTTTAGATAGAAGAACGAGTAGAGCAGCAACATTTGTTGGGGGATAATGATTTTTTCAAACTATAATGTTTTTACTATATGAAATTGTATGAATTAACGATAGAGGATAATGAGGATGAGATTTTTGCGATATCAATCGTAGAGTCTCCTGCTATTGAGTCTGACTTTATGTATTTTGGAAAAGAGACACAAATGTTTGCAGCAGTTGATACTGAACAAAGAATGTTAATTGGGCCTATTTTAATACCTGATAAACATATATT